TCTCAGGAGAAAGTTGACTCTCTATCATAGTAGAGTTAATCTGAGGTACAAGCATTATGCAATGCAATACCATGAATCACCGACAGGAATTACAATTCCTCCACATATCAGGGTGAAGTACCAAGCTGTTCTTGGTTGGGCTGCAAAGGGAGTTGATAGTCTTGCAGATCGTTTGATTTTTAGGAAATTTGCTAACGATGATTTTAATGTTACAGAAATTTTTGATCGTAACAATCCTGATATCTTCTTTGATAGTGCCATTTTAGCTGCGCTGATCGGCTCGTGTAGTTTTGTCTATATTTCGAAGGGTGAAGATGATGAGGTGAGGTTGCAAGTCATTGAGTCAAGCAATGCAACTGGTGTCATTGATCCTATCACTGGATTGCTTGTGGAAGGTTATGCGGTGTTGGCTCGTGATGATTACAATCGTCCGACACTTGAAGCCTACTTCGAGCCTAATGCTACTCATTTTATTCCGAAAGAAGGGGATCCGTATTCAGTTCTTAATGAAACTGGTATCCCTCTGCTGGTTCCGGTTATTCATCGTCCTGATGCAGTTCGTCCTTTTGGGCGGTCTCGTATTACCAGAGCAGGGATGTATTATCAGAAATATGCTAAGCGTACTTTGGAACGGGCGGATATCACTGCTGAGTTCTACTCATGGCCACAGAAATATATTCTTGGGCTTGATCCTGATGCAGAGCCTATGGAGAAATGGAAAGCTACTGTATCAAGCTTGTTGACGATTTCTTCTAGTGATAAAGGCGAGAAGCCGAGCGTTGGGCAATTTACCACTGCAAGTATGTCACCTTTTACAGAACAGCTAAGAACGGCTGCTGCTGGATTTGCTGGGGAAATGGGCTTGACATTGGACGACCTTGGTTTCGTTTCAGATAATCCATCATCTGTGGAAGCTATCAAGGCTAGTCACGAGAATTTGCGTTTGGCTGGTCGAAAGGCTCAGCGCTCACTAGGTGCTGGATTGCTAAATGTCGCTTATGTTGCAGCTTGTTTGCGTGATGAGTTTCGTTATGCTAGAAGCCAATTTGTAAGAACCACAGTTAAGTGGGAACCATTGTTTGAAGCGGATGCGAATACGATGACCATGATTGGTGATGGTGTTGTGAAATTGAATCAGGCCTTACCTGGCTACATCAATGCGGAGACAATTCGTGATCTTACTGGTATCGCTGGAGACATGTCAGCTAAACCAGTGGTAAGCGAGGGTGGTTCAAATGGAGAATGATGTTTTACCTGGTATCTTGCAAGAGGTTCAGGAGAGGTTTGAGAGAGATTTCGGTAAGAGCGAGGTTGTCAGAAATGCTTTTGCTACATTGAAGGCAAAAAAAGCCACTTACAAAACTGCAAATGAGTTTGCGATTGAAATTGGCGATATTCTATCGAAGGCTCTAGGAGCGTCCCTAAGCGCCGATAAATTACCAGACGGAAAAATGTATTACAATATCGCTCAGCGTTTGCTGACGGACGTGCTGGGACGAAATCACGAGCTTGTGAGTGGTTATGCTAGAGACGTTCAGAAGAATTTGAACGATAAAGCAAAAATCGGTCTGAAAGTGCAAGTTCCTGAATTAAATCTGGATCGAATAGCTGGCATTGTCAATCGCTTTTCGTCTGAGGAAAATTTTGAGGATGTCAGTTGGTTGCTCGGTGAACCTATTGTGAACTTCACTCAGTCCATTATTGATGATACAATCAGGAAGAATGCGGAGTTTCATGCTAAAACGGGCTTGGTACCGACGATCAGTAGACACTCAACTAGACGTTGTTGCAAATGGTGTGATAGCTTAGTAGGAAATTACATATACGGTGAAGAACCAAATAATTTCTACAGAAGGCATCAGCATTGTACTTGTGTAATTGACTATCATCCTAAAAATGGTAAGGTTCAAAATTCTTGGACTAAAAAAATCAAAAATGAGAGTTCTGATGAATTAGAAAATCGTAAGAGAATGAATATTGATGTGCGTGATAATAATCGCAAAGCAGATATTCAGGAATACAAGAAAATAGTTGATGTTTTAGGAGTTCAAAATGCTCCTATTTCACTAGCAAAGTTTCAGGATTTGAAGTATAATAGTGGTGAGGGATATGAGCAACTGAAAGATAAAGTGTTTATTTATCAGAAAATCCAAACTGGAGAATGGGGTAAAAGAATAAATCAAGAAAAGCAGTTGCCACATATGGAATCAACACATACAGCTGGGAAATCTTATATCTATGATTCAGTTGATGTTCAGGAATTGTTTAATAAACATTACGGAACTGGTCGCATTGAGCTTGACAGATACGGAAGAAGAACGAACAAAGAGATAATAGAATTAGGTTATCCAATCGGAATCAATGGTTCAGATAGCTCAGAAGCGACATCTATTAAAATCCATCATTCTGAAAAGAGAACTCACATTGTACCTAAGAAAGGAGATCAGTAATGAATTTAGAACAATATTTAGGGAAAGATATTAGAGTTACTTTTGTTGATGATCAAGTTCTTGAAGGTCATTGTAATACTTTTACTGGAAAACAAGACACAGAAGATGAACTCTATGATGAAATTACAATAAGAACAGATAAACATCCATATGTTGGATTCAATGAATCTGAAATCAAGTCAATAGAATTAATGTAGCACTCGTAAGGGTGCTTTTATTATGCTTTAGATTAGGAGGTGATCCGATATCTCCCAGCGATAGGGTTATCATGCGATGACGATTGAAAGGAAAGCAGAATGGCGAGGAAGAAACTTGGCAATCAGAATCCTACTCAATCGGTGATTTTAAAATACGTCAAGAAAAATTCAAAAGCTAAAGAAGCGATTGAACTTTACGAGCGGACTGGTCTTTCTTGCTATGCTTGGCAGAAGAATCTTTTGCTGCCTTTGATGGCAGTTGATAAAAATGGTCTTTGGGTGCATCAGAAGTTTGGTTACTCTATTCCTCGACGAAACGGAAAGACTGAAATCCTATATATCGGTGAAATTTGGGGGCTACATGAAGGATTGAATATCCTCCATACTTCTCACAGGATTTCTACCTCTCATGCCTCTTTTGAAAAGGTCAAACGATACCTTGAAAAAATGGGGTATGTGGATGGTGAGGATTTCAATTCGATTCGAGCGAAGGGGCAAGAGCGGATTGAACTTTATTCAACAGGTGGTGTTATCCAATTTCGTACTAGGACATCAAATGGTGGTCTGGGTGAAGGATTTGACATGTTAATCATTGACGAGGCTCAAGAGTACACGACTGAACAGGAATCTGCTTTGAAATACACGGTGACGGATAGTGAGAATCCTATCACCATCATGTGTGGGACACCTCCGACTCCTGTATCAAGTGGTACGGTCTTTACGAAGTATCGTGAGACTTGTCTCTTTGGAAAAGGGAAGTATTCTGGCTGGGCTGAGTGGTCGGTTTCTGATGAAAAGGAAATTGACGATGTGGAAGCCTGGTATAATTCTAATCCGTCTATGGGTTACCACTTAAATGAGCGTAAGATTGAAGCTGAGCTTGGTGAGGATAAACTGGATCATAATATCCAACGTTTGGGATTTTGGCCAACCTATAATCAAAAATCGGCTATTTCTGAAACGGAGTGGAATGAGCTCAAAGTGGATGATGTTCCAGAATTATCTGGTAAGTTGTCTGTTGGTATTAAGTATGGCCAAGACGGAACGAACGTGGCATTGAGTATTGCTGCACGGACCAAGGATGGCCGTTACTTTATCGAGACAGTTGATTGTCAATCTGTTCGTAATGGGAATGAGTGGATGGTTGCTTTCTTGCGTCAAGCTGATGTGGCTCAAATTGTTATCGATGGCGCAAGTGGTCAAAAGATCCTGGACGAAGAGTTGAAGGACTACAGAATCAAGAACGTGATTCTACCAACGGTGAAGGAAATCATCGTAGCCAATGCTCTTTGGGAACAGGGGATTTACCAGAAGACTATCTGTCATGCTGGCCAGCCATCATTGTCTAAAGTAGCTACTAACTGCGACAAGCGGAATATTGGCTCAAATGGTGGTTTTGGTTATCGATCGCACTTTGACGATATGGATATTTCTTTGATGGATAGTGCTTTGCTTGCGCACTGGGCTTGTGCTACGACCAAACCTAAGAAAAAGCAAAAAATCAGTTATTAAAATAAGCGGTCTTGTGACTGCTTTTTTTGATGCCCAAAATTACCGAACTGCCGGGGAAGCAGGAGAAAGGAGACATGAGAATGTCAGAATTTAAACCAATCACTACACAAGAAGAATTTGATGCTGCTATTAAGGGCCGCTTATCTCGAGAGAAAGAGAAGTATGGCGACTATGACCAGCTCAAGTCCCGTGTTGCAGAATTGGAAGAAGAAAATGTTGGCTTGAAGTCAACGATTGAAGCTACTAATCAAAGTAAGGCAGATGCTGACAAGCAACTTGAAGAGTTGCAGAGCCAAATCGCTGGTTATGAGACGGCTAGTCTGCGAACTCGTGTGGCTTTGCAGTACGGATTGCCTTACGACCTTGCAGACCGTTTGCAGGGAACTGATGAAGAAAGCTTCAAAGCAGATGCAGAGCGCTTGGCTGGGTTTATGAAGCCAGTAAGCAAAGTAGCACCAGTAAAATCAACGGAACCGATTGTTCCGAAAGAAGATGATGAAAGAACCATGTATAGAAACTTGGTTAAAAATTTAAGTATTGAAGATTAAAAAGGAGAAAAAAATGTCAGAAGCACAACTATCAAAAGGAAAATTGTTTGATCCACAACTCGTTTCAGAAGTCATCAGCAAAGTAAAAGGTCATTCATCAATCGCTAAGCTATCACCTAAAAAGCCTATTCCATTTAATGGGTTGAAAGAGTTCATTTTTGATTTCGACTCAGATATCGATATTGTAGCAGAAAATGGTAAGAAAACACATGGTGGCGTTACCCTTGAACCTGTAACAATTGTTCCAATTAAAGTTGAGTATGGTTCTCGTGTATCAGATGAATATCTCTATGCTTCAGAAGAAGCTAAAATCGACATGATGCAAGATTATGTTGAAGGATTTGCGAAAAAATTAGCTCGTGGTCTTGACATCATGAGTATTCACGGTATCAATCCGCGGACAAAACAAGAATCCACAATTATCGGAGACAACTGTTTTAACAAGAAAGTTACTCAATCAGTGGCTTTTACAGCATCAAATCCAGATGAAAATATGGAGGATGCTATTGGATTGATTGATGGTTCAGAACGTGATGTTACAGGAGCAATTCTAGACCCTACTTTCACGACTGCTCTTTCTAAAATGAAAAATGCTTCAGGTGGAAAACTTTATCCAGAATTGGCTTGGGGAAGTGTACCTGATACAATCAACGGCTTGACTGTAGATAAGAATCGTACCGTGTCACACTCTCAAACAGATCCTAAGAATACAGCAATTGTTGGAGATTTCGAAACCATGTTTAAATGGGGATATGCGAAAGAAGTTCCAATGGAAATCATCCAGTATGGAGATCCTGACAATAGTGGTCGCGACCTTAAGGGTTATAACCAGATTTATATCCGTTGCGAAGCGTATATTGGATGGGGAATCATGGATGCTGCCAGCTTTGCGCGTATCGTGAAAACAGGAGGTTAATCATGGCTGAGTATGTAAACAAAAAGACTGGTGCGATAATCAATACTAGCACCGAAATCTCTGGAGGCGATTGGGTTCCAATTGCAGAATACAAACCTTTGGATTCATTGACTAACGCAGCGTTGAAAGAAATCCTTGATGAAAAAGGGATTACTTATGATAATCGCGCCACAAAACCTGAATTGATTTCGCTGATTGAACAAGCTGACACTGAAACTCAGTAGTCGCTTGACTGGAGGTAGAGATGGAAAACTTTGCAACAGTAGAAGATTTGAAAAAATTGTGGCGAGCGTTGAAATTCGATGAGGAAAAACGAGCCGAGGCGCTGTTGGAAGTTGTTTCTCATTCTCTTCGTGTTGAAGCTAAAAAAGTTGGTAAAGATTTAGATGGGTTAGTGGCTACTGATCCATCTTTTGCCGCGGTAGTCAAATCCGTTACAGTCGATGTGGTAGCTCGTACCTTGATGACTTCAACTGACCAGGAGCCAGTGACTCAATTTGCTGAAAGTGCTTTGGGCTACTCAGTGAGTGGTTCTTATCTAGTCCCTGGAGGTGGTCTCTTTATCAAGGATTCAGAATTGAAACGTCTGGGTCTTAAAAAGCAAAGATATGGGGTGATTGATATCTATGGGACGGATTAAAGGAATTACTGTAACTTTGATTGGAAAAACCAAGAATGGTCGGGATGACTTTGGGCATCCTATCTATGAGAATACTGAAATTCAAGTAGATAATGTTCTGGTTGTCCCAGCTTCAACAGAAGACGTCACTAATCAGCTCAATTTGACTGGAAAGAAGGCTGCTTATACGCTAGGGATCCCAAAAGGCGATCAGAACGAGTGGAAAGACCGTGAGGTTCGTTTCTTTGGGCGCAAATGGCGCACGATTGGTATTCCGTTAGAAGGCATTGAAGCAATGATGCCTTTGAACTGGAACAAGAAAGTGATGGTTGAAGCGTATGAGTAAAATGAAATTTGAATTGAATTTATCGGGGGTTTCTGCTCTTTTACGTTCTCCTGAAATGCAAGGCATTTTGAAAGAGAGGGGAAGCGAAATTGCAGAACGAGCTGGCGAAGGGTTTGAGTTAAAGGTTTCTCCTGGTCAAAAGCGAGCCAATGCCAAAATTAGCACCACGGATATCAAAAGTATGGCTCGAAATAAAAAACATAATATTTTACTGAAGGCTATGAGATGATTGAAGTAATTGTAAAAAAATTTTTAGACGGAATGTTAGATGTTCCGTCTTTTTTTGAGCATGAACCAGACATGCCTGAAAGTTATGTCATTTTAGAAAAAACTGGAAGTGGTGGAAGTGATTATGTCCATTCTGCTACTTTTGCTTTTCAAAGCTATGCGCCATCTTTGCAAAAGGCTGCTGAATTGAATGAGAGAGTCAAAAAAGCAGTTGAGAATCTCATCACGGTTAATGAGATTAGTGGTGTGCATCACAATAGCGACTATAACTTTACAGACACAGACACGAAACAATATCGCTATCAAGCGGTATATGACATTAATTATTTTTAAAAGGAGGATTCTATGGAAGGATCAGAACAAACAGTAAATGCCAATGTTGCATCTGCAGCTAACGTTACTGCTGCAAAACCGAAAGCAAGCGGGGCTGTATTCAGTGCCCCATTAGGGACAACTTTGCCAACGAATGCAAAATCCGAGTTAGATGCTGCATTAAAAACTTTGGGATTCATTTCAGAAGATGGTTTGACAAATGAAAACTCACCAGAAAGCGAAGATGTAAAGGCTTGGGGTGGCCAGACTGTTCTATCATCTCAAACTGACAAGAAAGATACTTTCAAATACAAATTGATTGAAGGTCTCAATGTGGACGTTCTTAAGGAAACTTATGGGGCAGCTAATGTCAGTGGTGATTTGAAGACAGGAATCACTGTTAAAGCCAATTCGGATGAATTGAAAGAGCATTGTATTGTCATCGATATGTTCTTGAAAAATGGAGCACTGAAACGGATTGTCATTCCAAGAGGTAAGGTTAGTGAAATTGGGGAAATCAGTTATAAAGACGGTGAACCAATTGGCTATGATCTCACTATTACTGCTTTGCCAGATAATCAAAATAATACTCACTATGAGTACATTCAGGGGGCGTGATAAATGGCTAAAAACATTAAAGGAACAACACCGTCAGGTTTTAAATTTGAAATTTCAGAGCGGCGTTTAAACAACTATGAGCTGCTTGAGTTATTGGGTGAAGTCGATGAAGGGAATGGTCAAGCTTTTCCTAAAGTTCTCAAGTTGCTATTTGGTGAAGAGCAAGCCAAGGATTTTAAGAATCATTTGCGAGAAGAAGACGGTATTGTGCCAACTGATAAGCTAGCAGAAGAACTAAAGGCTGTTTTCAATACTGTTCAAGAGTTAAAAAAATCCTAGTCCTTAATCAGATGATCAAACTAGATGAAGATGCACTTATCTGTGATCTAGCTGAAACCTATCAGATATACAGTTTCCGACAGCTACCTCTCTTGCAGGTAGCTGTTTTTGCCTATGGATTAAGAGATGATTCTCGTATCAAGCAACGCTTGTCTGGTCAAATCGTTCCATTAGAAACAATGCTGTTAGCTGGTATGGTTGATAGACTTTCTCTTTCACTTTGGATTCAGACGGAGGATGGACAGAAAGGGAAGAATCGTCCTAAATCTATCTTCGATAAATTGACACATAAAGAGGATAAGGATGAAAGAGAGCATCTAGTGTTTGAATCTGGTGAGGACTTTGAAAAATACCGTAAAGAATTCTTAGCCAAGGTAGGAGGTGAGGACTAATGGCGACCGAATTAGGAAAAGCCTATGTACAAATTATTCCGTCTGCTAAAGGCATTAGTGGAATGATTCAAAAGGAAATAGGTGGTGAAGTTGCCTCTGCTGGCGTTAGTGCAGGCGAATCCCTCGGTTCTAAAATGGTGGGCGCTATTTCAGGAGTTATTGCAGCAGCAGGGATTGGTAAGGCTTTTTCAGCTGCTATCAGTGAAGGAGCAGCGCTTCAACAATCACTTGGTGGTATTGAAACTCTTTTCAAGGGCTCAGCTGATAAGGTCAAGGGTTATGCTAATGAAGCATACAAGACAACAGGTCTATCTGCTAATGCTTACATGGAAAACGTGACAGGCTTCTCAGCTAGTCTCTTGCAGTCTTTGGGAGGTGATACGAACAAGGCTGCAGAAACAGCTAACATGGCCATGATTGATATGTCAGATAATGCGAACAAGATGGGCACATCTATGGAAAGTATTCAGATGGCATATCAAGGGTTCGCTAAGCAGAATTATACAATGCTCGATAACCTAAAACTCGGTTATGGTGGTACAAAGCAAGAAATGCAACGGCTTTTGGCTGATGCAGAGAAATTGACGGGTGTTAAGTACGACATCAACAATCTTTCAGACGTTTATAATGCTATACATGCTATTCAAGAAAATTTAGACATCACAGGTACAACTGCTAAAGAGGCTGCTTCTACTTTTAGTGGATCTTTTGAATCCATGAAGGCGGCAGCTCAAAACGTTTTAGGTAAGATAGCAATTGGTGAAAATGTAATGCCAGCTTTGGAGTCACTGTTAGAAACAACTAAAACCTTTTTATTCGGAAATTTCTTACCGATGGTTGGAAATATCTTATCAGGATTAGGTGTTGTTTTAACACACGGGCTCAGTGATATTGCTTCTCAACTTTTCGGAGATGCTTTTGGGAGCGCTGTTTTTGATCAACTTGCACATGTGACAGGAATTTTTGAAACCTTCTTTGATATGATCTTTGGTTCTATGGATAAAGAGGCGAATTTTGAGATATTAGATGCAATTGGTTTTAGCGAAGATGCAGCGAACCAAATTATCAACATCGCAGAAAATATACGTGTCACTTTTGAAAACATTGGTTCTGCAATCGGTGATGTATTGGGTATTGTCGGTGATTTAGTAGGTGATCTCTTAGGAATAAAGGACGGAGAGCAGGGAGTGAACCTGCTCGGTTTTGCATTTGAAACATTAACGGGATTTTTGAGAGAAGCTTCGGGGATCATTAAGGAAATTACGAGTTTTTTCAAAGAAAATCAGTTAGCGGCAGATTTACTCAAGTCTGCTGTAGTAGCACTAGGGATTGGATTTCCCGTTGCTAAAATTGCTACATTCGTTCAAGGATTGGGTGGTCTACCAGGTATCTTTACAATTGTTCAGACGGCAATTTCAGGATTTGCTACTTCAGCAATGGCTGCTATTTCGTCAATTCCTCTTGTTGGGTGGATTGCAGCAGCAGTTGCAGCATTAGCTTGGTTCTTCACTCAAACAGAGACCGGGAAGGCAATTCTTCAAGATTTTATGTCTTGGCTCTCTGAGACGTGGTCAGCGATCGCTCCAATTTTAACAGAAGTATGGAATGGTATGGTTGAAGCGGCTACTACTGCATGGAATGCAATGGTTGAGTTTGTTTCGCCTATTATCCAATCGGTTGTTGATTTTATCAAATCTGTCTGGGATGGAATTTCCCAGTGGTGGTCTGAAAATCAAGGGTTGATTCAGCAGACATTTGAAACTGTCTGGAATGCTATTCAAATGGTCATTCAGACCGTTATGCCGATTATTCAATCTATTATTGAAACCGCAATGAATATCCTTGCTCCTTTTATTGAGACAACATGGAACAATATTTGCACGGTTGTCACAACTGTCTGGGAGTTGATTAAGATTGCTATTCAGACAGCTATGGACGTTATTGGTGGAATCATTACGGCTGTTATGGCTGTTATCAATGGTGATTGGGAAACTGCATGGAACGCAATCAAGAGCGTTGGGGAATCAATCTGGAATGGATTGTCCTCTGCAGGGCAAGCTATCTTTGATGGATTTTCTCAGATATTGTCTAACATTTGGGAAACTATTAAGAGTGTAGCAAGTTCTGCGTGGGAAACTTTAAAAGCTAGCGTACTAAGTATCATTGACGGTCTGGTATCTGGAGCACAGAGTGCATGGGATACTATGTCTAATGCTGTCTCTACTCTTGTAAGCAATGTGACTGGATTCTTTGATCAGTTGTGGAACATTAACCTCTTCAGTGCTGGTCAAGCTATCTTACAAGGATTCTTGGATGGATTGCAGTCGGTGTGGTCTTCTGTAACTGACTTCGTTGGTGGTATTGCTGGTTGGATCGCTGACCATAAAGGACCTATCGAATATGACCGGAAATTGTTGATACCTGCAGGTAATGCAATCATGAAAGGGTTAGACCAAGGATTGCAAGACCAATTTAAGGATGTCAAGCAAACGGTCGGAGGCATGGCTGATGAAATTTCAAATGTATTTTCAGGAGACGGTCTTGATCTGAATTCCTCTGCGTCCGTGACTAAAAGTCTTGAGGCACAGTTGGCTATGCCGTCAGCTCAATTTGAAGCACATGAGAATAAAACCGTGTCTGAGATAGCGATTCTGAGAGCAAGTATGGAAAGAATCCTTACTGCTATCCTTGAAAAATCGTCAGATGTCTACCTAGATAATGACATTATTTCGCTCAAAACCTACGAACAACACGGTGCTATTTATGCGAGGGGAGGAATTTAATGGATTATATGATCATCAACGGTTTTAATACATCAAGCCTTCCTGATTGTGTTGTGACAGATTTTGGGAAGGTGGAGGCTGCTAAGCCGAAAGGAGAGAAGGCTGATCTTTTTGGAGTCAATGGCAGTTATCGTGTATTAGATGGTTCTTTCGACAGTTACGAAAGGACCTTCATTCTTCGAGTTAAAAAAATGGTTGATATTTCCAGTATTCTTGATAAATTTCAATCGAATGATAATGTTTTAGAGCTTAGCTATCAGCTTGGCTCATTGTTTTATGCTAACTTTGTGACTGCTAGTTTTGAACCTTTTGGAAATCATGCTTGGAAGTTAGAGATCAAGCTTGACATGCAACCCTTCCGTTATCAGAAGAGCGTAGATCCTGTGGTTCTTACTGCATCTGGTACAATCACAAATCTTGGGACGATTTATTCTGAACCGATCATTGAAGTTGAGGGAGATGGTGACATCTCTATCACGATTGGTCGTAAGACCACGTATTTAACGATTAAGACAAAGGCTACGATTGATTGTAGGCAAGGTAAGCAAAATATTTACAATGCAACTGGTGCAGTTCAGAACACACTTCGGAAGCGTGGAGGGTTCCTCGAAATCCCCACTGGTAAGGCCGGTGTTTCATTCACTGGAACCGTCCGTAAGATCACTATTCGACCGAATTGGAGGTATAAGATTTGATTTATCTAACAAATGGAAATATGCCTCTGAATGCTGCATATGCTGATGAAATTGTTCAAGAGGAGAATAGCACCTATCAATTGAGCTTCCGATTCCCGACATCTGATCCCTTGTGGGAGAAGTTGAAAGAAGAGACATTTCTTACGGCTGATGACCTGCACGGTGAACAGGATTTCGTCATTTTTGAGGTAGAGAAGAAGCACGGCTATATTCAAGTCTATGCGAACCAGGTATTCACTCTATTGAATAACTATGTGGTCAATCCAATTTCTTTGGATAGGCAGACTGGTTCGACTGCTTTGAGTCGCTTCGCTGGCAGCATCACTCGTGACAATCCGTTCTCATTCTTCTCTGATATTGAAGATAGACACACCTTTAACATCAGCTCTAAGAATGCTATGGAAGCATTCGCGAAAGATAAGCACTCGATTATCGGTCAATGGGGTGGCGACCTTGTTCGCCACGGCTACCAGGTTCGACTTTTAAAAAATGGCGGTTCAGAAAATGAATCGCTTTTTATGTATAAGAAAAACCTATCTAGCTATCAGCACAAGACCTCTACTAAGTCTTTAAAAACTCGAATTACTTTCATCGCGACTGTAAAAGGTGAGGGAGAGAAGGCGCCTGATCGCACGTTCACGGTTACTATTGATAGTCCACTCATTAACAAATACAGTCAAATCTACGAAGATGTGATTGAGGTTAATGACCATGATGTGAAGGATGAAGCGAGTCTTCGTAGGTATGGTGAGCAGTATTATCGAACGTCGCTTTGTGACATGATGGAAGATAGTCTTGAGCTTGATGTTGTCGGTCAGAGTGACGTACCTGTCCAAATGTTCGATATTGTTAGTCTATTTCATGAGCTATACAATCTGGACGTGCGCAAGAAGATTACTAAATATACTTACTCACCGATGGCCAAGAAGCTGAAATCTATCGGTTTTGGTCAGTTCCAGTCAGGGCTTGCCAATGCGATTGGGAACGCAGTGAGTGATGCAGTCAAAGGCGAAGCTCAGCAACTTCAAGGCAATTTTGAACGACAGTTAGCAAGAGAAATCAAGAATGCGGATCTCGCTTTTGACAGGCGAAAAGAAGAGTTAGTCAAACAATTCACAGATGACGTGAACGCTATCAATGCCAAGGCAGAAGAAACCAAGCAAAAAATCTTTGATTCCATCGATGGATCGTTTGAACTCTTCAGAGAAAATCTCTCGAATTCGGTTCAAGTGTTGACAGACAAAGCGCTGGAGAAGGCTGGCGCAAGTAGTCTACTCGCTCAGGAAGCCAAGCGCATTGGGTTGGATTCAATAGCTAGACTTGAAGCATTCAAGTCACAGGCTACGAGCGCTCAGACGGCTTTGTCGGGTGATTTGGATGTCTTGAAACGTACCATTGCGAATGATATTCGACCGAAGCAGGTACAGGTTGAAACCGAGATTGCCAAGCAAGTTGAAGCGCTGATCCAGACAAAAAAAGAATTGTCTGGTGTGAAGTCAGCGCAAGCTACCTATGAAGAGTCGACGGCTCGCAGACTATCAGAACTGACCAACTTGGCCAATGGCAAAGTCAGCAAGTCGGAGCTCACACAGACTGCAGAGGAACTGGCGAGTAAGCTGGCTAGTGTTCAGGCATCTGGCCGAAATCTATTCTTGAATTCACTTTTTCAGAAGGACATTTCAAAAACAGGTATTTGGACGACGAGTACATATACGGCTACTATCGATAGCACTGATAAGTATTTAGGTCATAATGCCTTAAAAATCGTTGGTCTGAATCCATCTGGCCGAGATGGCGGTAATCCTAAGGTTACTTACCCAGCGCTGGGCCAATTTGGGAAAGTAGTTTTCGGAAGTACGACTAATCAAGATGTAACAATTACATTTTATGCGAAGGCAAATAAAAATGGAATAATGCTAAGATCTCGATTAGGCAATATCGGTTATAAAAATGGAAATGTGATATTATCTACAGAAATTAAACGATATGTTGTTCACATTCCCAAAAATTGGACAAACTGGTCTGTGCAAACGACAAATGAATGGTTATTCAATTTCAATCAAGAAGGAACAGTTTGGATCTGGATGCCGAAGTTCGAAATAAGCGATGTAGATACTTCTTATTCAGAAGCTCCTGAAGATATAGAAGGTCAGATTTCAGCAGTTGAATCCAACTTTAAACAGCGCGCTGATGCACTTGACGCTGGTGTAAGCCGTCTTACTGAAGGGTTAAGAACCAAAGCGGATATCAGCACGCTCAACGTGACTGCTGAGAATATCCGGCAATCTGTGAAGAGCTTGGAAACAAGCACGCAGAACGAGCTAAATCAGAAATTGAATCTAGCTGAGTTTGAGGTGCGGGCAAGCGGAATCCATCAGGAAATCCTGAACGCGACAAAGGACAAAGCAGATAAGACTCTGGTCACAGCTGAAGCTGGGAAATTGCGAGAAGAATTTTCAAACTTGAGAGTCGGTGGCAGGAACTTTATTCGGAATTACGACTGGAACGGATTACTACCTCTTAATATCATTAGCTCCGGTTGGAAATTTGAACGGGTAGAAGATCAGTTTGCTAAGAGTGGATATATGCTGAAGGCTACTTGTACAAAAGCTGGTATCGGTGGATTCCATAAGGTCTTTTTCGATTTGAGAGCGAATGAATTTCAAGGAAAAGACATGACCTGGTCTTGGGATATAAAATCAAGTCGACCAATTACATTCCACTCAATGGGATTTGAAGCCGGTGGATTAAAGAGAAATGTATCTATTTCAACAGAATGGGAACGAATTTCCAACACATTCAAAGTTGCGTTTAAGCAATACTATTCATGCGTTTTTTACGCAAACGGATGGCAGATTGGTGATGTAGTTTATATTCGAGATCCACAGTTAGAAGAAGGAACTATTGCTACGTCTCCAAAGCCAGCTCCTGAGGACACTGACGGCCTTATCACAGAAGCCAAGGCTACCTTTGAGCGGACAGCTCAGGGCTTGCGAACCGATTTATCAGCTATTCAGTCTTATGTTGATCAAGATGGTCAGCGACAGGAAGCGTTGAAGAGCTATGCCAGGAATGAGACCATCACTCGCATCAATATTTATAGACAAGATGTAGCTAGAAATTATATTTTGAGGAGCAGGTATGACGAGGATGCGAATAGTATCAGACAACAATTTGAAGCAATTACTAACTCACAAAATGGCTTGATAGCCACTAAAATAGCAGACTACAAACATTCAGTAGATGGTAGATTCGCTGAAATCACCTCACTGCTTTCTGGCAAGACTAGTCAAGTCGACTTCCAACGAGTTCAAGAAACTAGTCTCCTCTATGAGCGAATTCTGGGCAATACTGAAAATGGGATTGTTAATAATGTAGCTCGTATGGCTCTGACAAGTCAATTATTCCAGGTTGAAGTTGGGAAGTATGGCTCTGACGGTATCAATCGCGCTTTAAATACAAGCAAGGGCTGGACGAACTTCATCACAATTGCTAGTCCTGCTGGTATCAATCTGAATGCTGATCTTCATAAAGTTGTGGCGTCTGGTCTTGTCGCAGGTGATAAGCTACATGTGTGCTTAGAGATTTCTATTGATGATGTCCAGCCTATCGCCGGGAAGACGGCTACGGCTGTTTTGCAGTCTTGGGGCGATGTCAAAAAATGGAATTCTGGTAATCCTTTCGGTTATCGTCTCGGCAATCTAATTGCTGGCAATAACTGGCGTAAAATAGAATATGATGTAACCTTAACAGAGCAGATGCTTGGTAATAATTTTTGGTGGCTCAATGTTCGTGTGGATGGTGCATCTCGTTATAAGGTGCATACCAAGCTTCTAAAAATCGAAAAAGGTTCTAGGGCGACACCGTGGTCCCCTGCCACTGAGGATACAGACGAAGCGATTCGCACTGTTCAGAGCCAACTGGCTGGCTCGTGGGCCGTCCAGAACATCAACAGCGCAGGTGATTTGATTTCAGGAATCAATCTTGGTGCTAACGGTCATAATCGATTCGTTGGTAAGTTGACTCATATTACAGGCGAAACCCTTATTGATAGGGCTGTTATCAAGTCTGCTATGGTTGACAAGTTGAAAACGGCCAATTTTGAAGCAGGTTCGGTGACTACGATCGTTTTAGATGCTGAAGCGGTCACAGCTGAAAAACTGAAGGTTGACCAGGCATTCTTCAATAAGCTTGTAGCAAATGAAGCTTACTTGAGTCAACTATTTGCCAAGCAAGCATTCATCAACCGTGTGCAGAGTATTGCAATCGATGCCAGTCAGGTTCGCTCAGGTATTTTAAGCGGTGATAGGATTTACGGTGGAACGATTCGAGGAGTAAGCATCTACGGTGGAACCCTGACAGGACATACCCAAATTCAACTCGGCTCTTATGGCTCATTTGATACGGTGAATGGCGGTCTACAGATTAACGTGCCTCGTACCGTCAATGCCAGAGACGGCTTGGGAGTCCAGTTCATCGGATCATATGGTCGAGGTGAGAACGTGCCTTACGGCCTTTTTATTTACAAAGATACGGACTTTACTACGGATAATTATGCTAGCGATAGCGATGATTTTCTATTAACGGTTGAAGGCTACATCAAATCCAAAGGAATTGGTTGGTTGAAGACCGTTAAAGGAAACGTCGGCGGAAAAGACACTGCTAGCATAGGTTTCTGGAATTCAGATGTCTCTCTTGATTTTGGGGGCTCTGGAAATGATATTTACTATAGATACGCTGGGAAAGCATACGGCTTGTGGTCAATTATCAACCAGCACTTCTCGGATAGACGTTTGAAAGAAAACATCATTGATTGTGAGCACAAGGCTCTTGATTATATCCATCAATTCAAGTTCAAGGAATACGATTGGAAGAAGCAAGAGGATAGACCACAACAAGCACACACGAAGATTGGTTTGATTGCCCAAGAGGTTCAAGAGATAGACCCTACACTCGTCTACGAAAACGGAGACACTTTGAACCTTGACAACCTCAGACTAACAAACATCGCACTTAAAGCAATTCAGGAGCTTGCTCTTGAAAATAGAAAACTTATACACAGATTGGAGAACTTAGAAAATGAACGCAGAACAGCTTAACCAAGCCTTACAAATGACAATTAGTGAAATGTCAACAACCTCAACAAACTCGATGATTACAAGTAATCTCTTGAGCATTCAATTGAATGAGCAAAGGACAGAGAATCAAAGGCTTCAAGCACGAGTGGATGAGCTGGAAGCTCTGCTTGATGAACAAACTAAACCAGCAGAAGGAGAATAGACATGGGAATCAATGGTTATAATTTATCAACAAAACCGTACTTAAGAATTTCTGGCTCGAACGTTGAGACAGTGGTAGAAATTCAACTATCAGAAGGCGGTCGCTACAGCACTAACTCACGATCATTCCCTGGAGACCGTACAAACGAACCAGAAGATGTCTTGATTCAAGCGGTGCTGGATGTTCTAAAAGCCGAGCTAGATCCAGGCAGCGCCATTGTCAAAACACAAGCGCAGCTTGAACAAGCCAATCAGAAGATTGCTCAAAATGAGAGTGAACAGAACAAGCTTGCAGCTCTTATTAAGCAGACTGAAGAGAATTCGAAGGTAAATCAGAAGGTTATCCATGTTCTTGTGTTGAACTCTGTCATGAGCAAGAACATCGGCTATGGAACGACCTACAAAGAGCTGGTTGAGTTGATTCCACTAGCTGAAGTTGGTAAGACCTACTTACCGCATGACCTGATTACCATTGAAGACCCTGAGCATGTAGAGGTCAATGGTGAAGGGAAACGCATCTTGGTTCAACTTAACAAGGAATTCACTTATAATGGTGAGCCTATCAGCGCATTTGTGACAAACGGTACTTTGGAACAAAATGGAACGGGTGTCGCTTGGAAATTTGAAGGGAAAGAATAGGAGAAATAGATGAAATTTGAATTGTTTAACTTTTTTAGAAGTCTAATCCAAACAGAAGATGGTTTGGTATTGTATGCGCTAAGCTTAATTGTGATTCTAGAAATTGTAGATTTTGCATCAGGAACCTTCGCAGCTGTTTCTAATACAAATCTGA